TCATTTCTTATCCTTTTTATTATTTTTATTTGATTTAATATGGGGTATTTTATTACTTGGTATATCTAAGTATTTGAAAATACCTGAATATTCATCAAATGCTTTTATGTCTCTTAGTTTAGTTTTCAAAAGTTTAGACTGGGCGTATATGTCAAGAGCGTCAGAGAGATTGTAACCCATCATTCCCCTAACTAGGTCGTTATATTGTTCAAGATTCTTTCTATTGTTTCTATTTGTATTGTGGCCTAATTCATCTGCAACATTTACAATGGAGTCACTTATGTTGTTTATATGATCGTATTCTACTAATTTCTTAGCAAAGTTGCCTCTCAAGCGATGATCACTAACTTTTTTATCACTTATAACTTTTCTTATGCAGCCATTGGCTTTTTTATTAAAAGACTTTATTGTAGGGTATTGTTCTTTTATGGCTTTAACCCATTTATAATTATGTAAGTCTTTGATATTTTCATGTAGGACAATTACTCTTTTGGATTCGCTACTATATTTGCCTTTTGCTGTATCTATAATGACACAATTATATGCTTGCTTATTCACTCTTTTTTCGCCACGTTTCTGTGTTCCATCTTTAGAATTTAAAAGACTACCTTGAAATTTTTCAGCTACAATTAAATTTATATCATTTATCCCAATGCTTTTACTATCAAGAAATTCTTGAAGTAGTTTTGATGCAAATCTGTATTCTTTTTTTGTGCTTTCGCTAAACTTTTGTCTTGATCCAACACTTTCTAAATAGTTTTCAACTAAATCTTCTATCGTTGCTATATTTAGTGAATCTTTGTTAGGTTTGATTGGCTTTATTTTGGTTTTCTTTTTCTTTTCTTTATAGTTTAATATCTCTGACACGATATAATGTGGTATAAAAGCAATAAGCCCATCTTTTACCTCTACTGTATTGCCACTAGGAATTTCTTTAGCATTCTTTTTCTTATGGGCTGGTTTTTTCTCTGGTGCAGCTGGACAAAAACTATTTATTAACTCCTCTACAGGCAGATCATCATCTATCGGGACGGCAAGTCTTTGGGTAGTATCGGTCTTGAATTTTAAGGCACTAAGTCGCTCATCTATTATCTTATCAAGCTTTTTAGCTCCAGGCAAATGGACAGAGTATGGAAATAGACCAAAAAGATTAAAGCATATTTTTAGCCAGTAATCTTTATTCTTATCACTTGTGGCTCTCTTATATCCCTTTGTGAGACAATATTTTATATCATCAGATAGTTCTTTTACCTTATCTTGATAATAAAACCTTATTCCTAGATGATTTAATTCATTGAAATCATCAACTTCAAGTTGCTGTTTAATATCTTTTGTCATAAAAACTCCTTTATTAAAAGATTTATATTAGTAATTATACTTTTCAAAATAGGTATTTTTAAATAATTAGTAAATGATAGTCATCGAGCCCCTTTAATGCCTCTTTTTTAGCCTTTAGCGACACTCCTTTTGCATATGTATCAGTTGCTAGGTCTGTGCTATGTCCCAAAAGAACGGAAGTAAGATCTGCTAGAGAATTTTCCAAACAATAGTCTTTAATGGCTTTTGCGAAATTGCCACGCAGTCTGTGAAAACTAACATTTGCACTTGGGATAGATTTGTGGATATGCCGATTTAGGCGCTTTCCAAAATAATCACTACTCTCTTTTCCTTTCTTGATTTGCTCTAGCCACTTTAAATCAGCCAAATGCTCAATATTCTTATGTAGCGGAATTTGCCTATATTTGCTAACACCTCCTTTTTGCTTGGCAGTCTTAACATTTATAAATTTTATGCCATCTTCTTCGCCTACACTTTTGCTATCAAGTTGCCAAATTTCATTAAGCCTTAGCCCAGTATGAAGAGCAAACATCATATAGTTTCGTAGATCAAGCCTTTTTGTATCAAAAACTATTTTTAGTTCATCTAGGCTAAAGTTATCTTTCGGAGACTTCTCATCAGCTGAAATTTTAAAAGATGTAAGCATTTTAAAAGGATTGGTTGTTAGCTTGCCCATCTTTATGGCATAGTCAAAGAGCCTTTTTGAGTAAGATGTGTAGTTGTTGATGGTCTTTTTATTAAGCTTTTTGTTTGCTAGAGTTGTTTGGAAGTTTTCAGCATCGCCGTAGCTAAACTCTTTACCTTGATGATCTTTAAAAAACTCATCCAAGAGCTTGCCAGTCTTAACATAATAGCCCTTGGTTTTATCGCTAGATTTTAGCTTTAAACACTCTGTTTGCACATATCTTTTAGCTACTGCTTCAAAAGATATCGGCGAGGTTTCTTTTGGGCTTAAAGATGCGTCCAATAATGTTTTGAGCTCTTTTAAAGTATGCTTTTCTTTTGGCACTACTAGATCATAAAATTTAGTTATCACCTCTTGTGAGAGCTCTTTATATTCGCTAACATCTAAAAATATGCCATTTTGTTTAATGCGCCGCTCATTTTGTCGTTTAATGTTTATTAAGGCTCTTAGGCTTTTAGAATTTGCGTGCGTCGCAGTTATCTTTTTAGAAAGAGCTTCGTTGGCTGCGGCTTTTATAGAATTTGCTAGTCTTACCGCCTCATCTAGATCTTTTGTGAAAAGGCAAAATTTAACAGTTAGCTTTTTGCCACCTTTAAGAGCAGTATCAAAAAAGTAAAAATTTGGTCTGTTGGGAACCTTAGTGATCAATCTAGAGCTCATAGAATGATCCAAATAGTTTCTGTAACAAAAGTGCAAATTTTCTGTAACAAAGCTGATTTGTCTGAAATTTAAGACAAAAATATCTGCTAATAAATGCAGTTAAAACACCGAAATTTAGGGAAGTTGGAAAGAAAAATATTGTGTTGGTGGCGGACAGAGAGGGATTTGAATACTATACATTTTATTTCATATCTATTTTTATTAATTCTTTTACATTATTTACTATTTTTCCTTTTGTTTTACACATTTTTATTTGGTAGTTTTTGTTTAGTTCTGCTTTAAAGCATTTGTTTCCTATGTATTCTTTTAAAATTATTTCATCTCCGCCGTATATTGTTATTTCTTTTTTGTTATAGATGCTTATTTTCCCTTTTTCGTTGTCATATTTCCAAAACATTTGTCTTGGTTTATTATCAAGTAAAATTTCTTGATTTTTCTCAAAACTTATATCCCAGTTACTGCCTGCTGTGAGTATAAAATCTATAAAGTATCTCTCCGTTTGTATGTTCCAGTCGCCTACTAAATTTAAATCTTTTATGTATTTATTGTAGTTTTTGTTTTTCTCTACGTGTATTTCTATGGGATCAGCAATTAAAAAAATGCAAAGTAATAATAAAGCTTTTAGTATTCTCACTCTATTAACCTATTTCTTTTTTTAGTATTCTTGCTCTTATGTCTGATAAATAAAATTGTTGTTCCATTTCACTTAACTTATCAAATAGCTCTATTAGCTCTTTATGTGTTGGATTTATTTCACTTTCTTTTTGAAAATAAAATTCTAGTATTTTGTATAGGTTTGGGTTATTTTTTTCCCAGTTATAGATAGTTTTTATATCTTTTCCGATGAATTCGGCTACTTCTCTTTTGTTCATTTCTTGAAATTATTCCAATATTTAAGATTTGTTTTATAATTATTATGCAATAATTCCTTTTAAGAAATTGCAATAATTCTAATTAAGCAAGAGGATTTTAGCAATATCTTATGAATTTATAACTTAACTTACCGCCCGCAACAGAGTAGAGATGTTTAGGGGCTTGTTTGTTACAACCTTAATACGTTGTAAAACTGTTGGGGGTGGTGTAGCTCTGCCCCTAAAATACTTAGCTACAAAAAATATTTTTTAAGGAGCTACACATGTACACTTATCTTTTAGGCCTTTGTGACGAAGTTCGTCCGATTTCTCGTATCGACAAGAAAACTGGTGAAGTTGCATCGTCTATCGACGTAACTATCACTTTTGAAAGTCGCGATCAACACGGCTATCTTGTCAAATCAACTGAAACTATCAATTATGATTTTTCATTAAAGCCAAAATTTGATTCTGTAAAAGGCAAATATATCGCTGTTCCATATCGTTTTATTAATACTCGTAATGGTGCATATATGTTCCCTGATGAAACTTTAAGTTTCCAAGTTTTCAATGAAAATCCTTTTTTGAAAGAAACTAAATCATCTAAATAGTTAAGAGCGGGGGCTATGCCTTAATGTGAGTAGCAAACCACTCTCCCGCCTTTCTCAATTTCTACAAAGTTTATTCTTTAAATTTTGTAGAGATTGATCTCTAAAATTTTAAAAAGGAGTTAGATATGGAAAAAGTTAAAAATTTTCTAGAATCTACTAAGGGTAAAGTTGCTGTTGCTAGCTCTATGTTACTAACTGCTCCAGCTCTTTTTGCGGCAGACGCTCCAACTGTTCCAGCTACGCCATTAAAAGCTGATTATGCTTTGTTTGACTATGTTTTTGCTGGTGTTATCGCTGTCGCTTTTATTTTTATGATTGCTCGCAGAGTTAAGGGCTTCATAAAATAATTTTAGGGGGGCTTTTGCTCCCCTATAAGGTTTAAATAATGAAAGAAAATGCTATATATATCCCTAATTTAAATATCTGCGTTAAAGATTTCTACATAAAAGATAAAAAAGTATTTTTAGTAAATTTTGATGATAGCGTTTCTACTTCTGATTATTCATTTTCTAATTTTCAAACAAACTATGTATTTAATACTGAAACTAATATTTGCTACATTCAAAAAAATGATTTACTTCCAAATTTAGGTATATATGAATATCAATTTAATTTTCTCATGGGTCTTTCTGCGATACTTATAGCATTTTCTTTTCTTATTGGTTTGATCATAGTCGGAGCTACACGATGATTGAAGTATTTAACAATGATGTATTTAATTATTTTTTAAATGTCTTTTCTCTCTTTTTTGTGCCTATATTTATATACGTTATAGCTCTCTCTTTTGTCAAATAGGTTTTAATTTTTTAGACGTGCTGGATATTAAATTTTTAACTTCTTTTTTTCCGCAGGACAAAAAAGAAGCGACAACCGCAGGGCGTCAGGTATTAATAGGAGCTAAATATCATGGTTAAATTTCTTATAAAGCTTTTTTGTCTGCTTAGCTTTTTAAGCTCTTTTGCTTTTTCTACTGAAGTATTCTTTTTCTCAACTAAAGATGCAGATCGTTATTTGAAAAAGAGTAATGTTAAATTTTTAGCTAATAATAAGTACGTTATGTTTGATCGTCCTGATGATCCTGGGCATTTATATGTTGGTGAAGTATTAGGCTCTGACACTTATTTTTATGCTGGTTCTTTGCGTGGTTATTTTTGGGAACCTAATTCTTCTAATGTTTATTTTATTGATGATGATGTAAAAACTAATTATTTTCTTGATAAGGGTCATTGGGGTACTTTTACTTATATTTATGAATATTCTGGCACTTATAATCATAATGCTGAATTTCTTACTTATGTTTCAATTCATGAATTTCATAATCGTGTTATCGCTACTTGCAATTCTGGTGAAGAGTTTAATACAAAAACTTTGCAATGTGTTTCTGGTTGTCCTGCTGATCATTTTTTTAATCAAGAAACTGGAAAGTGTGAGTTAGAGCAAAAACGTCCTGATTGGTGTCCTAAGCCTATGATCTACAATGAAAGAAAGGTAGAGCTTCTATTAAGGGATAAAATTGTTGAAGAGTGCTTGCCTGATCCTAAAATAGATAAACCTACTTGTGAAAAAATGGGTTGGCAATTTCACGATGGTTGTTATGATAATCTTAGTGGTGCTGAAATGGCTACTTGTATGCGATTTCCTGAAGGTTGTTATTCTCCTGTAACTGTTAATCGATTTAAGGCTGAAATACAGCTTGAAAATGATCTTTTCATTATGGGCGGTTTTATGATTCCATTGCCTATAAATGCTATTAAAAATGGTCTTAGCTCTTTGGGTTCTTTTTTAAAAGGTCTTTTTTCTAGTGGTTCTAAGCCTGCTAATTTAAATTTACTTGAATATCGCCCCCAAATAGTTGATGTTAAGGCTACTGTTTCAGGTCCTGAGCCAGTTTTTAATATTAATCCAGTTGATGATAGTGCAATTGTTTTTAACAGCGTTTTTAAAGAAACTGGTAAGCTTGATATCACTGCTTCATCTTCATCGAATATAGTTAAATCACCCCAAGTAACTGCTGACGTTTCACCAAATTTAAGAAAATTTGATTTGCCAAAAGACGCTTCCATTTCAAAACTTGAGAATAATACAATAGTGACTGCTAAGTTAAAAGATATGTCTAAACCTATCCCTACAAAAGAAATAACCGTTCCTAATGAAGTTAAAAACATAAATCTTGATTATGATCTAAATACTATGTTTAAAGCTTCTGATAAACCAACTCCAAATTTACCTATGACAATTAAGCAAACTAGCAATGCTGGTGGTAAGGCAACCTATAAAGGCAATATTGTTACTCCTGATAATAGCGTTATTGATGTTGATGTTGTAGAAACTACTAATCCAACTGGTTCAAGGGTTCAAAATGTAACTTATTCTTATGTTTATAGGACTCCAAGCGGTAGTAGTAAATTTTCAACTGGTTATGTTAATACTATTGATTCAAGTAATAATGTAACTAATTCTATTCCAAAAGATAGCACATCAACAAGTTCATCTGGTAGCTCGTCTAACTCAGGTAGTGGCGGTTCATCATCTACAACTACCCCTAGCCAGCCTACCCAGTCTATTGATCTTAGTTCTTTGGAGCAAGCTATAAATAGAAACGGTGCTAAACTTGATTCTATTAACGATACTTTAACTTCTATCAAAAATCAACAGCTAGAGCAATGGAATTATGAGCCTAATGTTAATACTGCTACTTCTTTTTCGGCACTACAAAGCGAGCTTACTAAATTTGATGTGTCTGTTAATGATGCTTTTAATTTTCTAAACAATTTTAAAGGTGATATTGATAATTTGATGAATAACTTTAACGAGTCGCTTGATATTATTAATAAAGGCATTGATGCCCCTGATATTCCTAAAGGAACTTGTCCTTTTTCTATTAGTGGTCCAACGCCTGGTAGCAATACTAAGAATTTATTTGAGATCGATCCTTGCCGTTTTGTTGCTCCTTATAAGTCTATTCTTACTCTATTTTTCACGATTTGGTTTAGCTTTGAAATTATTATGTTTTCTTTGAAATATCTCTTTAGGGTAGGTGGTGAATCATGAAATGGTTAATCGGTGCCGTTGGTGGGTTTATAGTTAATTTTATTGAATTCCTTGTAAAGAAAATTGGCATAAGAAATACAATTTTAGCCTTTGTTGTGCCTATTTATGCTTCTTTTGTAGCTTTTCTTATAGCTTTTGCTGGCTATGCCATTTTATTTATTATGAAAATTTGGAATTTACTTAGGGAGTATATCCCTAAAATGTTTGATTATGGCTCTAGTGTTAGCGGTTCTTTTGGTGGCTTGTCTAATCAGACTGTTTTAAACTCTGCTATGGAGTTTTTGCATCAAAGCGGTTTAGCTTCTGCTTTTTCTACTGCAATGACCTTGTTTATATCTATTCTTAGCCTTTTCTTTGCTCTCCAGCTTTATAGGGTTATCCTATATGTTAGGGCTAATATGACAAAGATAATTACCGACTTATTAACTTTAATGAGTAGATAAAATGCTTAGTTTGATTATTGGTCCGCCACGATCTGGAAAAACATATAAAGCAGTTCATCTAATAAATGATGAATATGAATTGCATTTAAAAGGCGAATCAAAGTATAGATTTATTTACACTAATATCAATGGTTTGAAATTTGATCATTTTGATGGCTTTGTAAAACAATATGATAAAAATGATTTTCTTACTGCGGTTAGTCAAGAATATACGCTTAGTTCTCAATACGAAAATGGCTTTTTAGACAATGTAGATAATTATGATGAATATGCCTTAAAAAGTGGCATATATGAAAATTATCATCATTGTTTAATAGTTCTCGATGAAGCCTATAATACCTTTACTAAAACGTTTAATGATAGCTTGGGTAGGTTTTTAAGCTATCACGGACATTTTGGGATAGATATTATCTTTCTTTTTCAGTCTAAACGTCAAACAAATAGAGAATATTTAGTTCATACCGAGCTAATGTATATGGCTCAGCCTAGCGGTAAAAGGCTTTTTAGTAAGCTTTTTAAGTATAAAGTTTATAGCACTTCATCGCAGTTAAATGATAATCTTATTAATTCTGAGAATTTGAAATTTAATCAAAAAATATCAAATTTATATAGTAGTGGATCTAATGAAATTTATAAAAGCTATGCAACTAAAAAGATTTTATTTTTATTGGCTTTCATAGTTTTTTCTTATTTGGTTTATAAATTCTTAGAGCCTAAACATGAGCCAGCTCAATCAACTATTCAAGATACTAGGTTTGTTGATTTAAATACTTCTGTAAATACTTCTGATTCTAAAGAGCCTAAAACAATTTCAAATAGTGTAGATAATTCAGATATAAACACCACTATTTTTAATGACAATAGAATCTATCTAAGGATAACTTGCTTTCCGAATGGTTGTAAATTTAGAAATTACGCCATTGATTTATCTTTAGATAGCTTCTTAGAGCTTCTTTCTTTCTCAAGCTGCCATATATTCTTACAAGATAAGAAGTCAGGCAACTACATTGATTACTTTGTTTCTTGCCATGCAGATTTTGAAAGGGTTTTAAAAAGCTTAGAAAATTCATCACAAGGGTTTGCAAATGAAAAATCTCCAAAAACTGATTCTAGTCCTATGCTTCCTACTCTCAAGTAGTTTATCTGCCTTAGAATATCGAAATATTACTTTTAACGATTTCTTGGGCGAGATTAGTTCTATAACTGGTAAAAATATTGTCATTAGTGGCAATGTTGATACTAACTTTGACGTGTTTTTACCTACGCTTGATTTAAGCAATACTGATACTTTTTCTAAGTTGCTTAAAGATATTTTAAACGTGAATGGTCTTGATTATTTGATTCAAGATAGCGTTTTGTTGATATATAATCCAACTGTTGAAGACAAGCCAGTTTTAAAAGACTACATAATAAAATTTAAGCATATTTCTAAAGAAGATGTTGTATCCGCCCTATCTTTATTTAATGAAAATATAAAATACACTGTTTATAGTGATAGGATATTGCTTCTTACTACCGAAAGCCAGTATAAGATTATTGATAACTTGATTAATGGGCTTGATACCAGTTACCAATTACGTCAGCTTAGCTTTACTATCATTTCCACAGATAACACAAAGCTTAAAGAAATTGGCCCACGTATAGAATCTCTTTTAAACCCACTAGATCATTTTTATTTTAAGATTATTACCAACGTTCTTACGGTCGATAGCACCAAAGTTAATAAAGATTCTGTCACCAGTCTTATAAATTTACTAAAAGAAAAGGGCGTTTCTGATCTGATCTATAATCCTAGAGTTACTGTTATTGATAATAAAGATAGCGTAATTGAAAGCGTTATAAAAACCCCTATTCAAAAATCATCAATCGATATTCAAAATAATCAAAGTATTACTACCAATCAAGTTGAATATCAAGATGTTGGCTTAAAGCTTTATATTTCAAGTGTTCTAATTACTAATGATAGTGTTAGTTTTACTTTGGATCTATATATTGAAAATTTGCTTGATGATACATTGACTCCTAGAATTTCAAGCAGGCATCTAAAGACAAATGTTTATCTTACTGATTCAAATTCATTTCTTATCGGCGGTATTAATAGCAAAGAAACGATCAAATCAACAAAAACTATTCCATTTATTGAAAACATTCCTATTCTTGGCGATATAACAACATATAAAAGCGAAAAAACAAACGATTATAGTTTTAGTATATTCATAACAATGCTTCCTTCCGATAAAGATATTTTTTCTGAGTTTAATTATGATTCAAAAGATAAATCCCTTGCTTTAGAACGTTACTTAACAAGCGCATCGCGCAACGCAAAAGGGGCCCCACGTAGTGGGGAATGA